AGCTTCTTCAGTGAGATCTTCTTTGTTTAAGTTTAGCTCTTCTAATACTTCGTTTAATTCAGTTAACTCATCAAGATGATCCCTCCACGCTTCCATTATGCGGCCGTCATTTTCGAAACTGGACCATTGTTTACTCATTGTTTAATACCTCGTTTAACAATCTGTTGATTCGGTCAGCTTTTGTGAATACTTTATTTTGGAACTCTCGCGCTTCTTTCATCATATATGCGCCGGGAGTCGAAGGCTCAGAGACAAAATCAAAGCAAATCAACTGAAAGTCTTCTTCGACGATGGTGCCACCTTGAGATTGATCTTCTCGAACGGTACCCATACCTCGTGATGAAATGCCGAGACTAACGCCCGATTTCACCAGTTCTTGAAGAACCTTCCCAGATGGAGTGTCGAGCACTTTAACTTTGCCCATCACACTCTTGTCTTGCCACCAAATGTCAGTAACAAGGTGAGATGCGTTCTTCAAATTGATAACAGAGTCTTCGGGGTGATCGAGTTCGCCCAGTGCTCTGCGTTCTTTTACGAGCTTGCTATAGTTCTCCACTTCCTTCATAAGAACTGGATGTGGATAAATGCGCCCGTTGCCATTGACGGTGTCAGACTTCTGCATGATGCCAGACAGAAACATACCGCCGGCAGCAACAAAACTCTTCTCTTCTTCAGTCAGAAGGTCTTGGCAGACGCCGCCTTCGCATAGTTCGTAGTATTCTCGTAAAAGTACTTTGGGCATTGTTTTATCCTAATACTCCTGCGCGGCGGGCTGTTTGATGAACAAAATCTTTAATAGTCTGGAGCGCTTCCTCCTGGGTCTTGGCGCTTTTTATCTGGCTAATCCAGCTTGATTGAAATTCTTTATATCCGTTCAATCTCGACTGCAGCCAGGTGATTACCTTCTCCTGAAGGTCGTGTTGCACTACCCACGGTGGTATATCTTTAGACGTTAACACCCACTCCTTAATACTATCGTCGCCCCCGTTGGCTGCACGGCGCTCCGTCTGGTCGGCGGTTTCGTCGTCTGAGTATCTATACACCTCTTTATTGTGTTCATGTGGCCACCCCCTAAAATAATCAGAATGTGGGTTTAGTTCTGTGGTTAGCCACTGTTTCAAACTATTTGAGCGCTCCTCCCAGAGTGCCCACTCTTCCCGTCTCTCTCTATCTTCGCGGTCGATCCGTTCGCCGGGTTCTCCTAGGGCGCGCGTAAACCTGGCTGCCAAATCTTCCGGGCCATGGCCGCCGGCAGCGACATATTCCGGGCCGAAGCTCAGCTTCTCTATCTCCAACAATAAGTTTCTTAACTCTTCGTTAATAAGTCTCTTCAATTGTGATTTTTTAATTTTCATTGTTGTATTCCTATAATAGTGCGGGCACCACCCGCTCGAGCTAACTACCCTTGCAGCAGTTTCTAACTGGCTGCAGCATCCACTTAACTGTCCAGATGTTTTGTCCCATTATTCTCTCCTATTTTAAAGTTAATATTCCTAAGCTGTATACCCTCGTCGCCGAAGACCATGTTTAGTAAATATGACGTTCCCGAGGATAACCATCCCAAAAGAAAGAAATTTACAACAGTAACATCGAAATTAAATAGTTCTGTGAACGGAGAAAGCAACATCAAAAACCATCCCACATGAAAACCCATGCACATCGGGCACGTTGCTAGCTCTTTTAATCTGCCCTTCTTGGGTCTTAATGGGCTTAAAATATCTCCATAGACAACAATTTGAGTGAGCCCGTAAGCAATCAATATAAAAGTTAGTAGTTCCATTCCTCTTCCTAAATCGTATACAAGTAATAAAGCGAGTAAGGGTCTCGCACCCAACCCTTGCGAATGGATCCTTTTTGCACCGCTTGTGGAACTTCACCGAGTTCTGTGGAGTCTGCTTTGTCGGGGTGGAGTAGTTCATCGTCATCCATGGCGATGATAGCTTCTGTTGATTCAAAGTAGGGGCGCTCTTCGTCGATAAACCTAGAAATATTAATAAGTGCCATCTTTGAAGTGTTTAACTGCTCCGAATAGGGCTTTTCCATTGTTGCCTCAAAAGAACCATAAAAAGCTCCTCCTTGAATGGATTCGGGAATAACGAGACCTTTTTTCTTAAGAAATGTAAAAAGTCGGTTTTGGGCGCCATAAACCAAATCCGAAACAATTTCCTTAGGAAATACTATCACCTTATTTTTAGACGCAGACAAAACTATATCTATATCCCCATGATCAAAAATCATAAGGTCTCCGTTCATACTCTTGCGAATATCCATTTCAAGCGTAACAGAGGGTGCATCTTCCTCTTTGCCAATTTTAATCGTTATTGGCATCTGTATAGATTTCCTTCACAAGCGCTTGTGTTTTTAAAACCGTCATAAGAACATCTTCTGTAATGGTTTCTTGGGCGAAGGAGTTTAACCTCTTGATGATTTCCTCGGTTTTCCGTAGCATTGTTTCATCGCTTTTAATCTCTTTAACTGTTTTGGCTTTTTCCAGTTCTTCCTTCAGGCGCCCAATCTCATTGTTTAAATATATTTTAAGTTCGAGCGCGTTATCTACAAATGATGTGATGTAATGCGTTAGAAGTTCTTTTTGTTCTTGAAGCAAACCATTTTCATATTTGGCATTAAACTTCTCCACGAAAGTTCTATAAACAACATTATCAATGATAGCGCCATCAGCGCCCTCAGGTTCCTTTTTAATCATGTCGGCAACAATGACATTCTCCAAAATCACTTGATCTTTGGGAGAAATCTTGCTAGCAAAAATCTGCGCTATTGTGGCGAGTGTTTTATAATTTGGAACGAAATTGTGAAATACTGCCGGCGACAAATCACTATTTACATCACGAATAAGATCGCTCTGCTGTTTAAAAAGCCCATTAGGATCAATGAGCCGCTGTTGTAGTTTAACTTCTTTAAGGATTTTTTCCGAAGTGAGTCTATCTAGATCTTGATTTTCATATAAAGAACGATAACAATCTAAATCTTTTCTCAATAATGTCCCTGGCTCAAAATACTTTTTAATGAGCCGTGCGGCTGTTTCCTTTCTAGCAGTGTCCTTTTTCATAATGGCTACGGTGGCTTCTTTAATAAGAGCCTCGTAGACGAAGGCACTATTTCGCTTCTTGTTGTGTCTCGCTTTCATTCTGTTGCTCCGATGTTTCCTTTTTCTCTAAACTTTCAAGTAAACTCCGAATGGATTCGTTTACTTCAAACAATTTATCTTCTTCTGTTTGTTCACTCAAACTATAAATAGATTCCTCTTCTTCATAAACACCTTCAGTGATACCTTTGCCGAGTGCTTTTAAACCGTCAGCATATCCGGGGAAGAGGTTTCGAGGAACGCTTCTCGCTTGTTCTGGGTGGCGCTTATACCCCATATGACGCTTGGCACCCCCATCTTGACGGCCATCGCGTTTGACGGGATAATACGCCTTTCCCTTCGAACCTTTAGTTGTGTATCCTCCAGCATAATTATGTTTGACAGAGTCACGTTTTCCGGGTGCGGGGGGCGTTGCCAGGAGTGACCCAGCCGGCTCGGGAGCGGCACTAGCAGCTTCACCGCCAGGAGGGGACGGTGCTGCGGGGCCCGCTTCTCCAGCGCCCATTTCAGTGGGGGGTGCTGGGAGTTCTCCTCCTAAGCCGCCTCCACCGGGGGCACCAAGCCCACCGCCAAGACCACCGCCAAAACCTCCTCCAGTCTCAGCCATTGCTGCCGCTTCTGCCACGCTTTGCAGTGCCGCATCATGCTTGCGGTCGTAATACATTTCCCGCTGGCAGCGGAGGAATTCCTCATTAGACAAAGCAAACACATGTTCAGCCACCCAGCGTCGGGAGAAGAAGCCTTCGGTGGCGGCTGCGGCGGTTTCAAACTTTTGCTTCCAATGCTCCAATTCTTGCAGTTCCGCGATTCGGGAAGGATTGTTTAATGTAAGGCTAAAGCCAAGAAGATCATCTCCGCGGAAACCCAAAGTGTAAAGATGAATGATTGCGATCTTAGTAAGCTCAGTAATAAGAACGCGTTGAAGTCTTTGAATAGTTCTCGCAAAACGAATGTCTTTCTGGGCTAGCGTTGCCTTATCTTCTTCGGCGCCTTCGCCCATCGTCAGATAAGACTGAGGGATTTTAAGCGCCGAGAACAACTTATCGCGCAGATACTTGATGTCATCGATTGCTGTGATATTACTGGCGCCAGCTAGCGACACGATATCTGTTGCGGAGCCGGCGCGCACTGGGATGAAATAGTCTTCCTCGATGCTCATCGGGTTATAACGAAGATCGATGCGGCCGGTATCGGGATTGACGACAGAGTGGCGCTTAAGTTGTGTTACCACTTTTTGCATATACTGCTCCACATCTTGCGGAGGGATCGCGCCAACATCGATCTTGAAGACTCGACGTTCAGACGAACGAATAACGCGGTAAGCCATCATGGCATCTTCCATGAGCACTAACTGGCGCCAGATGCGACGTGATGCTTCAAGAATAGATGTGCCGTACGGCATATACTTGTCGTTGCCTAGGATTCTAAAATGAGCAACTTGCCAGTTTTCAAACGTCATGCCGGCACTATTCCACTGGAATTGAATGTAGTTGGGGTTTGTGCTGTCTTGGCCTTCTAATCTCTCAACTTCCTGTGGAGGCAAAGCAATCACAGACTTTACCCCATACTTATCATCAATGTCGAGATATAGAAAGAAATCCCCATACTTACACATGGTGCGACTCCACCCAAAAAGGTTATATTGCACATTGAGAATGTTATCAAAGAGAACGGCGAGCACTGCGCGGATTTCCTCATTGGGGCATTTGATGTTTAACATCGGTCTT